AGTGTCTTAGTCTTTGTTACTTTAATAAATACACGGGATTTTTCAGCTTCAGTAAAACGAACGTCAGGTCCATAAAGACCACGATAGTTACGATAGGCTTGCAACCAGCGCGTTTCGTCAGTAGATCGTCGGTCCTTGGCACGAGAAAATCTAGACTCTACATAGCTCACAAGGTTTTGATAGGAGTCCTCGCCAGAACCTGCCTTATCACTTAAGGCTACAGAGTCTTTTTCTGCAGTGCTTTTTTTCTTCGCCATTATTAATATCCAAATCTAGAGTCAGAAGGTGTCCAGCGTGACTTCGGTGCGTTTTGATAAGCCACTCTCAAATTCACAGGACGAGACATAATCATATACCGCAAAGCATCATACAAATGATCTTCACTTCGTGTATCGACATCTTCTGGGTTACGGGAGTCTACCGGTAACGCAGCAATCTGGCTTATTAAATTCCTACAGTTATCTAAAATTCTGATCCCTGGCTCGTCTGTATCCTGACTAGTTGCTAATCGTTTATGCAACTCTATCTTACCAGCTACACGGCTACCCGGTGATCTGTCTGAGGGTCGGAATCGACACCCCTCTGCATTTAATGCTTCCGCAATAGAAGGTCCTGTATCACCTCTTTTGGCCCAACAAGAACTATCTAATAGGGCGTCGTGAATACGACCGTCTTGTGCTTCTACATCTATAATCATCTGCCCTAGCTTATCAGCAGTTAATCTATTAACATACAATTCTCTATAGATCCACAAACAACCATCAAAGTCTACAGCCCCCCACAGAATACCCGAATGTGCAGCGTAGCCAAAGTCTGCTGCACGTATTCGTGTCCAACCTTTAGGGATCTCAAATGAGGGTACAACATGAAGGTCCTTACTAAAATCAGGAAAGGCCCCTTCATCAATCGCATCCCAGTCTCCATATAGAAACTGTTTACGTTTAACTTCTGGTAGTGAAGCTAGCATTGTAACATAACTAGCATCTTGTGTCAAGTACGGATTATCCCAGACTGATGCTGCAATAAACTTACGAGTGATCTCGCTGGTTAACTTACGACCGTCTAACTCGTACTCAACCTTTTCAACGACCCTCGTGTTAGCAGGAGCAGGATCAATAAACATCTTCTTAACCCACGCAGACCCAATATTGCCAGGATTACCAGTTGCTCGCATATGTAGTGGGATAGTCGGGTCAATTGTTCGCAAAGAAGAGCGAAGAAAATGCCAAATGTCGGGGCTAGCATATTGCGGTAACTCGTCCACACCGATCCACGAATAAGACTGCCCCTGGTACCTAAGTACGTCTTGAAGGTTTTCGCAGTAGCCAAATTCAATTCTTGCTCCACTTGGGAAGTACCATGTATTCTCTTGACTTTTCCATTTAGCTCCTTTTACTACTTTGGGGTATATCTGTTGTGTCTGGAATATTACATCTCGTAACTCAGGCATTGATCGTCGAATAAGTAAAGCTCGATGAGCAGACTTATCCACAAAACGTAACGGAGCAATTAGTAATGAGTAAGTTTTACCCCCGCCTCTAGCCCCGCCGTAAAATACTTCACGTTCGTTAGAAGAAAGAAACTGAGTTTGTGGACCCTTATTTGCTGTAAAAGCTACTTCTTGTTTAGGCTGTGCAGCGTCAGTAAAGTCTAGTACCTCTGATACGTCTTCTGGTTTCTTTATTGCACGTTGTAACTTTCTTTCTGCAATACCGTGTTTAATACGGCTTTGCTTTTCACTGCTCTTTAGATCCTCAACTTTTTTCTGCTCTTTACTAAGACCACGCCGTCTGACTTTTCTACGAGCCTCTAGCTCTGCAGGGGACCAAGCAAGTTTATGAAGTCTAGTTGCAGATAACTTTCTTTTTGTTTCATTTTCTAGCCATGCGGCTACTTTACGTACCGGTTGATTACCATCTCTAATCTGCTCAATGGCTATCTCTAGCTTTTCTACAGTAGGTAAATGAGGTATGTATTCTTTACCAGTGGTGTCATACCCGTATGGTACTCGCCCACGAGCAGGAATAGCTTCTCTACTAAGATGCTTAATCTTGTTCTGAGGCATCTACTTCTTCATCGAGAGGGGGCAAGATAATAATAGAAGACGCAGTACCTTTATGTTCAATCTTTTCAGTTTTGACAATCCCAGCACGATCTAAGATTTCTTTAGCCGCTGCTAGTCGCTCACGGTTCCCTAGCGCACTGGGATCGTCTAATACACCGGTCATGGATAGCACTGCCTTCGGCGCGTTAGCCGCAAGCAGATACTCCGCACGTTCAATGATCTCGTCTTTTAAACTACGGATAAGACGGGCTGGAAACTCGTGTTTAGAATATCCCGCCAAATCCATAGCTTGTCGGAAGTTCCCTTGCGCCTCACCAAACAAAGCGTTTAAGAATTTTTCCTGTTGTTCTGTCATAGTATCCCTTTAATAGTAATTACCACCACGACTGGTAAAGCCACCTTTGTTCATGCCGTACTTAGATTTAGCAACTCCAGCAGCCTTTTTGACTGCGCCACCAGCTTTCTTTTTGACTGGGGTGCTAACTTTTTTCTTTACCGGACCACCCCGACGTAGATTCTGTTCTTCCATAGTCTCATTAATTGTACTATAATCTACCCGTGTTTTATCACCCAACACGTCACGGATAGCTTTACGTCCCGCCTGCTCATCATGCGCTACAGGAGGAGCCGAATCATCTGAAAAGGAAGTCTTACGTGTCGGGGAAGCTTTTACTTTTCGTGGTGGAGTTGAGTCGTCTTGATAGGGTGTCTTACCCCCCTGGTCTACAAGCTTAGGCTGCGGAGGAGCATCTTTACTTGGCCTCCCGCTATCCCGCACTTTGTCACCGTTGCCAGCGGCAGCAATAGCCGCTACGCCGACTTTGGCCGTATTCCCTGCCCCTTTAAAAGCCTTATTAGCAGCCGCCTGTACTTCTCTAAAGGGGGTGGGCTTAGTAGATTTACCCCGTGACATACTCCTTGCTGCAGCAGATAGCCTACCTGCCGATCCTAATACGGTAACCGGTGCCTTCTCCATCTTTGCAACCATAGAAGGGCTCGCCGGTCTGGTGGTGAGCAGGGGTGGTCCTTTAGTTCGAGGGGTTAGAGTAATTACAGTTGGATTATTCTCCAGAGGAGATCTCTGCTGCCGATTAACCATAGCCTCTATTCGCTTCACCTCTCCTGTAGCGTCCCCTTTCTTTAGCATACCGCTGATAACCGACCAAACTGGTGCTAACATTCTTGCAAAGAAAACCACGGGAATAGCCTCTACTACCTTGCCTCCAGTAAGAGCCCTTTTGCTGGCTTCTATTTCAGCGGAAGTCATAGGTCCGTCGTTAAGTAATTTACCCGCCATTATGAAACCCCTTTTAAAAAACTTAGTTGGTCAGAGTCTTCTTCTTTCTGACTATCACACTCGCACGTACCTGGTGCACAATCACAATCTTGGCACGAGACGCAACCGCAGTTCTGTACGGAACCTGCGTCGTCAAACTTAAAAAGTTCGTATTTCATTAGCCCACCTTCATTAGATCTGCTAGTTCAGTAGCTCGGCCTTTTACTTGTTCCGCCCAACGACTGTCAAGCATCTGTTCTGCTGCAACGTCGTAGTCTTTTTTATGTATCGCATCCCAAGTTTTATAAAAGGTACGTAAGCGTGGCATACCAAGATTAAACGCCATGTTAAGAAGTACGATTATTCTGTTTTCGCTTAGAAGCTCCACACAAGGATGAGCCGCAGACAATTCTCGCTCAATGATAGCGACATCATTTGCGAGCAAATATCTAGCTCCATTTTCTGTTATACCTCCACCACTGTAAATCTCACTTATATCATAGTACTCTAAAAATTGTAACTCTGTAGTTGATATACCCCTATCCTCAAGGTTTCTACCGATGCCAATTGTATCTATACCTAAAGAATCTTTATATACTGTTAGTACACATCCTTCATGTCTCGTTAACATGTCTATTAGTTTTTGGCTATCGTAATTCATTTCTTTTTAGCTTGGCTGAATCCAAAGTAAGCACCGACAAGAGCAGACAACGCCCCATACATCATCATAAGTATACTTTGAGCGGGTTCAAAACGAAGAGGCCAGATGAGTACAGCCGCTGTTGCAATGAGCATAGTAACTAGAGCAGTCCAGGCCATCCAGCGTCGGTT